TCATTCGTCGAAAAAAGCATCATCAAAATCCTTCATTTCTTGCGTAACTTTTATATCAGTGCGCTCATGAGAAGCACGTGGGATGAGATGGGGCTTTTCTGTTTTCAACTTTATGATCTGTTTCTCTTGTTTTGCTATTTCTTTTACACGGTTCGTTTCTCTATCCAGTAGATAAGATACTGTCTCCTGTCCGAAAGAGTCTAGAGAACGGTATTTTTTAATGTGCTCTATTTCAGACGGTATTATATTAAAGTTGGTACCAAGTACATTTAGTCCAAGGGTTTCTATGGGAGTTATTTGTGTAAGGTCTTCCTCATCCCAACCCATAAGATAGGGAACGGTTGTATTTAGGGCTTTTGCAAATTCAACTACCTTACTTTGGACTATATCATTCGTTCCATTTTCTATTTTTGCAATCGTGGATTTATTCTTGTATCCAAGTGCTATTGCCAATTCTTCCTGTGTCATGCCTATCGCTTCTCTTTTTTCTTTTATCTTTCTTCCAATGTTCGCCATCATAATTCCTCGATTTTTATAGGATAGGTTTAATATACCATATAGTTTATTTAAAATCAATAATTCCGATAAAATTCAAAATAAAGTTGACTTTAAATCATCTAGGTGATATATTGTGGTTAGATGATTTAAAATCAACATCGATAAAAAGCGGCAGCAACATAGAGAAACAAAAAGAAGGAGGAACAATCATGAGCGAACAAGTAAAAAAGTTATACGCCTTGTATGACAGAGGTTATTACATGGGTGAATATAGCGCTCCAGAAGCATTAGCACTATTAAAGATTCCCAGCGCCACAATCTCATCATATGGCAATTCGGGAGCCAAGATACTTGGCAGATTCACGGTTGAGGTTATTGAACCCTCTAGCAAGAGAGATTTACTGGCCGAGGAGTGGGATAAGGTAAGAATTGAAATTTTGACGAGAGGTGGGTGCAAACATGGAGCAGGCAGTGGTAGAACAATTAGTAAAAACAGCAGCATTGGAAGCGGTTCAACTATTTGAGAAATCCCAGAAGAAAAGTAATAAGGCAAAGGTACTACATAATGCAAAGAAGTTAATGGAGAATTATAACCGGATACGTGAGAGCATGAGGGGGGAGGTATCTGAAATAACGGATATGAATCATAATGGATTAGCGAAATCTTTAGAGGAGGATATCTACCTAAATAGTATTTTGAAAAACAAGCTTCGAAGCAGTGTTACAATTGCCCATATTGATAAGTGTCTGAAACTTTTGGAAGAGGAACAAATAAGGAAAAATGCGCCTGAGAAGTATAAAGCTTTTAAGTTATTTTATATTGATGGTGTGACTCAAGAGGAGATTGCAGAAATTCTATGTAGCACAGATCGAACCATTCGACGATGGGTTTCGGAAGTAACTGATATCTTAAGTGTTTATCTGTTTGGATCGGATGCAATTATTTTGGATTAAGAATTGCCAGACCTCGTCCGAATCGTGTCCTGTTAAAGTCTCTATAGCAGATTTATAATTTTATTATTCCAACTAGGGTGAATTTGGAAAACAAATAGAGGAGGAAGAAAGTATGTGAAGAAGGCGGCAGCAGAGCAGTATGAATCGGTAAGAAGACAGGGGTTTGATAAACGGATAAAGGAGAATATTAAATGACATTTACCATTGAAACGTTAATAGGCTCCATAAAAGGAGTTTTAAAAGAACAATATCCGGATATTCAAGTATACAGTAATCTAAGTCATCAGACGCCAGAGATTCCATGTTTCTTTCTATCGCTTATGCCAGTCGAGACGGAAAATCGGATGGGACGTCGTCTTATGAAAAAAATCAGCTTTGATGTGGTTTTTATGGGGGAAAAAGGCAAGCAGGATGAATGGAATCCGCTAGCGTCTATTGCAGATAAGCTGGACCAAACACTAGAATACATTCCTTATGAAACTGGTAAGCTACGGACTTATAATCGGGTATGGAAGATTGAGAATGAAGAGCTGCATTATCAGTTTACTGTGAAAGTAACCATGTCTTCTTCGGACAACACACCATTCATAGAATCGTTGGAGACTTATAAAGGGGGTGTAAATCAGTATGGCAACAAACAAGAAAACGGCAGTTAGGTATAAAACAGCTTCTCTTATTCATAGCAAAGCATTTGAAATGTACCAGCAGGATTTTGCCAGGGTATTGCTAACGAAAGAGGAGTATACCGTGGAAGAAGCAAAAGAAATTTTAGATAAATATTTTAAAGAAAAATAGGAGGGAAAACAGATGGCCGGAGGAAATTGGACGAGTCAAAATAAAAAACAGCCTGGTGTTTACATAAATGTTAAATCAAACATGGAGCAGGCAGCTAGTGTGGGAGATAGAGGTATTGTTGCTATCTGTGAACCGTTATCATGGGGACCAGAGGGTGAGATTATGACCATTCATACAGGTGACGATGTTACACCGTATGCGGGATATGATCTCACAAATAAAAAGGCGTTATTTTTAAGAGAGATTTTTAAGGGAACCGATCATACAAAGGGGCCTGTTAAGGTTTTACTTTATCGACCTGGTACAACCGGTGCCACAAAAGCAGCCGCTGTCATTGAACCACTTACGGTTACAGCAAAATACAACGGAACAAGGGGAAATGATATTTCCATTTCTGTTATTGCAGATCCGGACAATGAGGGAAGCTTCACCGTACAGACCGTTGTTGATGGAACCATAAAACACACTCAGACAGGGAAGGTTGTTGCGGATCTAAAGGGGAATGATTGGGTTGTATTTTCTGGAACAGGAAAATTAGCAGCTAGCGCAGGAAGCCCTCTCACAGGAGGCTCCGATGGTATTGTAAGCAGCGCTGCTCATTCCGCCTTTCTTACAGCACTAGAATCCCATACTTTTAACATTGTGATATATGATGGCTCCGATAAAACGGTACAGGCTGCTTACGTGGCTTTTATCAAACGCATGAGAGACAATCTGGGCAAAAAATGTCAAGCGGTTATGGCTGGCGTGGAAAGCAATTCAGATGCAATTATCTCAGTGAAAAATGGTGTAGTGCTCTCTGATGAGACAACCCTCACACCTCAGCAAACAACCTGGTGGGTTGGAGGCTCTGAGGCAGGCGCAAAATATAGTGAATCTCTGGTATATGCACAGTATCCAGATGCTGTAAATGTATCACCTCGCCTGAATGCATCCGAAGTTGATGATGCTTTAAACAAAGGTCAGATTGTATTTTTTGAAGAGTTCGGCAGTGTAAAAATCGTATCTGACAATAACACACTGACTACCTATACACCAGATAAGGGCGAAGCATTTTCACTGAATCAGGTGATCCGAACATTAGACACCGTAGCAAGCGATATTTATGAGAATTTTTCCAAGAATTACATTGGTAAAATTCAGAATCATGCGTCTGGCAGAGATTTACTTAAGGCTTGGATCGTAGGATATTTAAATGAAATCCAGGCAAATGGTGGAATTCAGAATTTTGTTGCAGATGATGTGGTGATTGAAGCAGGTGAGGCAATTAATTCCGTGGTAATTTCACTTGCAATTCAACCAGTGGCTGCTGTAGAGAAAATCTATATTACAGCAACCCTAACAGATTAATAAGGAGGTAGAGTATGTCATTTTTATTAGAGCGTGATGCCTTAAATGGTAAGGCTGGCAGAGCTTTTGCAGTAATTGATGGTCGTAACGTAGAGATGTTTGGTCTGAAAAAATTCCAGGCGGATGCAGAGTTTCAGGAGTCTGATTTTAAGGTGGTAGGAACCAATCTTGTCCAGAAAAAAACCTCTGGTGTTTCTCTTTCAGGATCAGCTACTGTTTATTACGGAACACCGGAATTCTTAAATATGTTGAAAACTTATTTAAAATCAGGTAAGCTTCCTTATTTTACATTCCAGATCACCAATGAAGATGAAGGGAGCTCAATCGGATCCCAGACCGTAGCTTTATATAATGTAAAGCTGCAGAAGCTTCCCATTGCCATCTTGGATGCGGATACTGAATTTTTAACTATGGATATTACATTTAGTTTCACTAATGTTGAGATCCTTAACGCATTTACAGCCCCAACACAGTTAGGAGAATAGGAGAAATTATGAGTGCATTAAAAGCATTTTTGCAGCCAGTGATGGCAGGAGTGACCAAAGAGGTTATCGTATCCAATCGATTTAAGGATGAGGAAGGGAAAGCAGTCCCTTTTGTGATTAAAGCAATTACTCAGAAAGACAATGAGAAGCTGGCACGTATGAGCAGGAAAACAGTGAGCGTCAATGGTTCCCCTGTAGAGAAGCTTGACAATCTCCTGTATACAAAAAGACTAGTTCTTGCCTGTGTTCAGGAACCTGATTTCAGTAATCAGGAAATGTGTAAATATTACGGGACCGAGGATCCTCTTGACGTCCCTTCTCAGATGCTGAGTATTGGAGAGTATAACCGCCTGTCAGAAGCAATTCTGGAATTAAACGGAATGAAGGATGCGGAAGATAAGCTGGAAGAAGCAAAAAACTCTTAAACGGGGGAGACATGGACGTGCAGCTTGCATACTACATGTTAGTCAATCACGGTCGCTTCCCCGGGGAGGTCGCAGATCTTCCAGAAAAAGAAAAGATACTTATGTATCAGATGGCAGTCAAAGAAATCAAGAGCCGGCCCCAAAAGTAAGGAGGAACTATGGGAGAGATAAAAGAAACCTTAGTATTAAGTGATCAATTCAGTGAGTCTTTTTCCAAGTTCCTTGAGCTTGGGAATGCAGCAGTCAATGAGATGAAGCGCATTGATCATGCGGTGGTAAAAACAGAAATGACCATGCGTCGGTCCATTGGAGGAGCAACTGGTGCCGTTATTGGAAATTTAAGGCAAATAGGAGAAACTTCCAACAAGTTTCTTGATCTGGGTAACTCTGCGGTAAAGCAGATGAAGCGTATTGATGAAACCATGAATAAAACAGAAGTGACCATGCGCAAATCCATTGGAGGAGCAGCGGATTCGGTTATTGAAAATATGAAGGAAATTGGACAGGCTTCCAATAAAATCTCATCTTCTGGATTCGATCGTCTGGAAGCACAGTTGGATAAAATTGCAGGTAATACCACAAAAGCAGCAACCGCTCAGGACAAACATAATGACAAGGTGAAAGAAACCAGTAAATCAGCAGTCGGTCTCTTTTCAACCTTAAAAAAAGTAGTGTCTGTAGCTTCTAACTTTAAGATGGGAAAAGAATTATTTAGCTTATCCGATCAAATGACACGGTCCACCGCCCGATTAAGTGTTATGAATCAAGGGTTTAATCCCCCATCCATTGATGCTGGCGGTCAAGGAAATGATAATACAAATACCAGCTTACAGGAAACAGAGGCGCTACAGGAGAAAATTTACCGGTCTGCGCAAAGGTCAAGAACCAGTTATCTTGATACGGCTGATGTTGTAGCGAAGCTTGGCCAAAGTGCGGGAAATGCTTTTTCTGGAAGTGACGAAGTGGTTGCTGTTGCTGAAAATTTGAGTAAGCAATTTAAAATAGCAGGCGCCAGCCAGGAGGAAATTGGTTCCGCAACCGAACAGCTGGGCCAGGCTTTGGCATCGGGTGTTTTAAGCGGAGAAGATTTAAACACTGTATTTAAAGGTGCGCCTAATGCCATACAGGCAATTGCAGATTATCTTGGTAAGCCGGTAGACGAAATCAGCGGACTGGCGGATAAAGGTGTTATTACAGCAGAAGTTGTTAAAAATGCCTTGTTAAACGCTACGGATCAGATTAATGAACAGTTTAAAAACATGCCAATGACCTGGTCTGACTCCTGGAATCTGATTAAGAATGCGGGAATTCATTCTTTAGACGGTGTCCTGGATAAAATGAGTGAGTTCTTAAACAGTGATACTGGTCAGACGGTGATAGAGGGAATTATAGGAGCCGTTGAGTTTCTTGGTGATGTTGCTTCTGGTGCTGTTGATGTATTGATTGCCGGAGCCAGTGCGATTGTTGAAAATTGGGATTATATATATCCCATATTAATGGGGGTAGGCTTAGCATTGGCTTACGCAGGGGTAACGGGATTAATGTCTGGCTTATTGGCTGCATCCGGCTGGATAACGGCAGCGATGCCATTTCTCCTCATAGGAGTGCTGATAGGAGCCGCAATTATGGAACTTTTGAAAATGGGCGTCACGTTTGAACAGATAGGAGAAAAGGTTGGCTACGTGTTTGGTTTCATCTATGCAATTGGATATAATATGTTTTCAGATTTATGGAATTTAAGTGTGGTTTTCAATGAATTTATTGCTAATGCAATGAATGATTTGGGTTCCTCTATTGCTCATCTTTTCTTTGGAGTATTTGATCTTATATTAAGTCAGTTAGAAACCCTAGCCGATGCAATTGATGCTGTGCTTAAAACGAATCTGGCTGATGGAGTAAAAGGTTTCCGGGAGAAGTTAAGCGAATGGGTCGATGACGAGTTTGGAGAACAAGCTGTTACCATAGAACGGATGAATAAACTGGATATTGGGGATACCGCAGATGAGTGGAGTAAAAAGGCTGCTTCTTTTGGAAATAGATTGGATAACACAAACTTTAGTCTTGATAGCCTCGTGGATAAATTACCTTCTGGAGATAAACTGCTTGGAGGTATCGGTGGGGGAGCAGCAGTAGGTGATATTGCAAATGTTGGAAAAGTAGGCAAGGTTGATAAGATTGAACAGGATGTCAATATTTCGGATGAAAACATCAAACTCCTTAGAGATCTGTCAGAGCGTCAATACGTAGCCCTAGTAAACCTTACCGTTCCTCAGACCAATGCAACGGTGAATCAAAATAATTACGGTGGAGGCGGATCTGATATCGACTCTATGGTTAATGTATTAAACAATGTGCTGGGCATCCAGCATGCATCCAGCAGCAATGTTGTTACAGGATAGGAGGTATCATGCGAAATAAGTATAAATTTTTTGCAGATATCGGTGGCGATACAATTGAATTTCCAGTTAACCCGAAAGAATATACAATATCTTACCCAGCCAATCATAAAACCTATGATATTTTAGACGTTGGGGAAATTGTTGTTCCCAGGCTGCCCTCCTTAATGGAGGTGTCCTGGGAATCCTATTTCCCAGGGGATCGTGATGATCCGCTGATGTGCGGACACCACTGGACGGAACCAGGTGATCTTGTGGAGGCAATCCTTGATGCCCGGGATAACAAGGAAGTATGTGATATTGTAATCAGCCGATATAATGCAAGGGGAAGCCGCATGTACGATACAAATATCAGTGCGGTAATTGACAGTTTTGAGACAACAGAAAAAGGCGGAGAAGCTGGAGATATCTATTATAAAATTAAGTTTAAAGAATATCGAAATTATGCGCCAATCAGGATCATACTTCCTCCGGCGGAACTACCGGCAGATGGAACCACTCAATCAGAAGAACAGGAACGTGCTGCATCTGCTGTTCCTGAGCTTAGAGTAGGGGCTAGCGTCATTGCAAATGGTACCTATTTTAGTAGCAGTTATGGAGATAAGCCAACTGGAACTGCCAATAATTTGGCGACTACCGTTTCGAGAATCATTCCGGATGCTTCCAGGGCCTACCCCATATTAATAGGCGGCAGTCGTGGATGGGTGAAAGCAGATCAATTGCAGGTGACCGGATGAGCTACAAACTACTAATTTATAATGAAGAGTCTTATTCCTTGTACGATTATGCGCCCATCACACAGAAAGTTGATTATACCACAAATAGAGGCGGAAGTGCAGGGAAGCTTACATTTACGTTTCTTCAGGATAAACCAATTAATCTGACAGAGGGCGCAAAAGTACTATTTTATGTGGATGGAAAAGAAGTATTTCTGGGGTTTGTTTTTATTATAGAACAGAATCGTTCCGGTGAGGTTTCGGTCACTGCATATGACCAGCTTCGGTACCTAAAAGCCAAATCCAGTTATAGCTTTAACAATATAAAGCTGGGAGAGATAATCAGTCAGATTGCAGGTGATATGCAGCTTCAAGTAGGGGAAATAGAAGATACCGGGCAAACAATCCCCTATCTGACAAAGGAAAATACAGAGTGCCTGGATATTATTGAGTATGCTCTCATGCTAACTCAGAACAGCACTGGTAAGACATTTGTTTTCTTTGATGATTTTGGAAAGCTGACTTTAAAAGAGGCTAGCAATATGATGTCAGACATATTGATTGGCAATGGCAGTATCATTACGGATTATACCTATAAATCTGATATAGACTCAGATACTTATAATCAGGTAAAACTGGTCCGGTCCAATAAAGAGACAGGCCAGGGAGATACTTATACATTTAATGACCACACTACGATTAAAAAATGGGGACTCTTACAAAAGTATGACAAGGTAGATGAAAATCTTAACGAAGCACAAATCAATGAGCAGGGAAATATTATGATGGCGTATTATGACCGAGTGCTAAAAACAATATCCGTGAGTGGGTTAGGGGGAGTTCCAGGGTTGAAAGCAGGAGCCATGGCAAAGTTTAAAATAAAGGAAATCCCAGAGTTAGCCAATGGTTATTATTTGCTCCTCGATAAAGTCAGTCATTCTTTTTCAGACGGAGAGCATACCATGAGCGTCGATGCAAAAATCATCAATAAGGAGGGGCAATGGAACTCATAGAAAGACTTAAGTATATTATTAACGATACCGTAAGAGCCATGGATCTTTTGGATACTGGTTATGCGACTGTAGTTTCAGTGGCTCCTCTAACCTTAAAGGTCCAAGCAACTCAGTTGATTGTAACAGAGCCAGTCGCAGTCATGACTGATCATGTAAAGTACCGGGACATTTTAATTCAGGGAGAGAAGATAGTCATAAATCCAGGTCTTAAGCCAGGAGATAAGGTACTGGTATTGAAAGCAAATGCGGGTCAGAATTATATCGTGATGTCGAAAGTGTAGGTGATACGATGGCAACATTACCAAATTCCGCGAAGACAGCTATTTATGAAAATGAGAACAGGGAATACCCTACGGAAACTTATTTGGTGGACAAAAGTACCGGTACAATTAAAAAAGTAGGCGGTGGACTGGAAGCCATGAAACAGGCAATAGAAATTATACTGGATACAGAACGATATGAAAACCAGATCTATACATCAAATTTTGGCAGGGAATTAAAAAAGCTAATTGGAAAGCCTCCTGAATATGTGACAAGTATGTTAAAGAGACGGATTCAAGAGGCATTTTCTTCCGATAAGCGAATTCTTTCGGTGAATGACTTCTTATTTGATGACACAGATCTAGGAACGCTACGATGCACGTTTCAGGTTAAGACTGTATATGGAACAATCCCCGGGGAGGTGGAGATTTGATTGATTTTAGTAAGAAGACTTATGCGAATATACTATCGGAACAGTTAAAGAGGGTTCCTGATACGATTGATAAAAGAGAAGGGTCAATGATCCAGACCGCCCTGGGGCCAGAAAGCTGGTATTTGGAAGGTCTGTATCTGGACTTGGATCAGGTGCAAAAAAATGCCTATGCGGAAACGGCTGGAGGCAATTGGCTTGATATGCTGGTGGCAGAACGAGGCATTGAAAGAAAATCAGCAACAAGGGCAGTGAAAAAAGGTAACTTTAATATTCAAGTGCCAATTGGTTCTAGATTTTCAGCCATTACAGGAAGCGGATATTTGACCTATCGTGTCATTGAACTTATGGATCATATGGAAGCAGATTACAGTTATAAAATGGAGTGTGAATTAGCAGGTGAGATAGGTAACAATTATTCAGGACAATTGGTTGCAATTGACTATGTGACAGGTCTTTCCTCTGCTCAGCTTACAGAACTCTTATCCGGTGGTACAGAGGAAGAAAAAGATTCTTCCCTGCGAGAACGCTACCTTGCCACATTTGATGTTCCAACCTTTGGGGGAAATATTGCTTCTTACCGTAATTCTATTCTTGCCATAGAGGGGGTAGGAGCGGTTCAGATATATCCCGCTTGGAATGGGGGCGGAAGTGTGTTGTGCAGCATTCTTAATGGAAATTATAAGCCGGCTGACGGTACGCTTATTAACCGGGTGCAAACTGCAATCTGTCCCAAAGAAGGGGAAGAATCAGAACCATCACCCAATGGATACGGACTTGCTCCCATTGGAGCCGCCGTCACAATTGATACGGGCGAAGAATTGAAGCTTGACATTTCTCTCTCTGTACAATTTTTATCCAGCATTCAAAACGGAGAAATCGTCTATAAAAAACAGATTCAGGAGAAAATAGAAGATTACCTGGAATCGGTCCGGAAATCCTGGGGAACCATGCTGAAAAGCCAGAAAATAGAATATGCGGTTATCGTATATGTATCCAGAATCATTTACGCGATTCTTACCATTCCTGAAATTGTCAATGTTACGGATGTAATTATAAATGGACAGGCATCAGATGTTGTATGTGTAGAAACCTCTGCCATGCAGCAGGTGCCAGTTTTAGGGGCGGTGACTATCAATGGCGGTTGACTTAAAAATGATGCTTCCAGAGTGGTTTAAGGATATTTTAGAATTTAATCAGCTTTTGGAGACAGAGGAAATTAATCTGGAAGCAGTGGAAGAAAGCATTAAATCCATTAGAAATAACTGTTATATTCAGACCGCAGATGAAACTACCATTCTTCTTTTGGAGAAGCGCTTTGGTATTCCATATCAGGGAGAGACATTAGATGTTAGAAGGAGCAGGGTCTTACAACGATATAATACGGTAGTTCCTTTTACAATCGGCTTTCTTAAAAATCGTCTGTCTGATCTTTATGGAGCAAATGGTTATATTCTATCAGTTAACACCAAGACTTGTCTGCTGAGCATTAAAGTTACATCTGATCGGTACGGTGCTTTAAATCTCCTGTATGATCTTTTATGGGATGTGATACCGGCCCATATTCAGATTATAGCAAGTCAGGAAGTGGAAAAGGATATGAAAGGCAGTTATTACATAGGAACCACGGTAAGCAGTACAAAGATAACGACAATATAAGGAGGTAAAATGGGACAGTATAGCAAAGCAATTATAACGGCAGCAGGCCAAAGTCTGATTGCCAGAGCGATTGCAGGAGAGGCTCAATTAAATATAACAAAAGCAAAGACCTCAGATTATAAATTTCCTGATGACAAAGATTATAAGGCTCTGACTGATATGGAGGGGATTAAGCAGGTTTTAGAATTTCCTGAAACTAAAGTCTTAGGGAATGATTTGATTCAGACAAGGGTGCTTTTTAGTAATGAAGAGATTAAAGCTACATATTACATACATAATATTGGTCTGTATGCAAATGATGGGACAAAAGAAGTTCTTTTCTGTATTGTGACTGCGGACATGCCGGATGAGATGCCTCAGTATAATGGGGTGGCGGCTACTTCTTATATCTATAACATTCAGAATGTTGTAAAAGATGCAGAGACAATACATATTACAGTAAGCCAGGCTGGAAATGCTACCATTCAAGATGTTATGGATCGGGTGAATGGTACTGGGGGAGATATCTCTGAGACTGTAATAGGAACCCTAGAACCCATTGATACAAAATATCCGGTACCGAGTGCTGGGGAGTCAACGAAGGTATTCATGGGGAAGGTTAAGAAGTATATTGAGGATACTAAGCCACTTGATGAAGATATGATGATTTATGTTTCCCCAACGGGCAATGACACTACTGGGACAGGTGAACATAGTTCTCCTTTTAAAACAATTAATTATGCATTAAGCACGATTCCTAAAGTTCTTAACGGTAATTTAGTAACAATAAATTTGGAAGAAGGTGTATATGACGAACACGTTTTTATTTACGGGTTTACATCGGGAGCGCTTAAAATTCAATCTACAACACCAGATAACATTAATACAAATTGTGTCATACAATCTATACTTGTACAGTACTGTTATGCTTTTGTTGATATTCATGGAGTGACTATGAATGAACCGGAAACCACAAATGCTATTGGCATCGAGGCTTCTAACAATGTATCAGTTTCATTCGTACGTATCATTAGTGTTAATGGTACCAAGTCCTGTATCGTGTGTTCAAAGAGTGTAATTGCTGTATTTAATTGTGAATTATCAAATCATAAGTATGCAATCTATGCCAATGACAGCAAAGTTAGATCTAGAAATAATATAGGCACGGGAAATAGCGTAGCACTTGCAAGCACAGGAGGGGCAGTATTTACACAGGAGGGAATGCAACCTACTGGTAACGTACCCTATGACGTTTATGAAGGGAGTACAATTATATCCCCGTACGGTGCAAAAATTGGAACACTTTCTCACAATATAACATTATTTGTTTCAACAACAGGATCTGACATTACGGGAGATGGTACAAGTGAAAAACCGTTTAAAACTATCGGGTATGCAATTAATACTTTGCCTAGGGACTTAGGTGGATATAATGCTAATATTAACATAGCTACTGGAACATATGACGAAGATTTATTTTTAGTGGGAATAGGACAAGGCGGAACGTTGACATTATTTTTAGGCGGGAATGTAACAGTACGCAGTATTTCAATAGAATACTCAAACATAATTATTCGCAGTTCTAATGACTCAGTCGCACGCACGCTCACGACAAAATATGTGTTTATTTCAAATAGTAGCTCATTTAATGCATACGCTACTATTTCCATTACAACTACCGGATATTTAGAAGACGGTTCAAATAAGTACTCTATTTTTATTATAAGGCAGAGTTCGGCTTATCTTTCGGGTAGTACGACTTTAACGGGGAATACAGGCACAGGTGTAGCTGTAGCTAACACATCAAAGGCGTATTTTTATTCAATTAACGGTAGCGGGTTTACTACAGGACTTGATATAAGCACTGCATCACACTTAACCATTTATAGTAACACTATATCTGCTACTCTGCCTACTTCTATCTATACTGGAGGGCAACTTATTTTTAACAATGGCACGCAAATATCGGGTTTTTTCACAGCTGGATTATCTTGTACTTGGGCAAATATACGTGGAGGTGGATATGTTAGGCATGGGGTTTTTTCTGGTGGGGTGGCAATGGTTACGGTGGACTTAAATATGAATCCAACATCGGTATTAACATCTGGTCAACGGTATTCTATTGCGGGCTTCCCCAGACCCTCTAATGGTTATGGAGTGGCAGTATATTGTCATGCCGATTACTTTTTTATGATTCAGATCGACGCTAATGGAGTTATGATATTGCAACCATCAACCAACATAAATATAGGGGCTACATTCACGCTTGCTGCAACATATTTAACCAACTCATAAAGGAGGAAATTACAATGAGAAAAGAGGGCATTAAGGTAGGGAATACTACCTATAGCATAGCAAACGGCAGTTGTAGCCTAAACGATTTAAGCGGGTATACCGCCAAGGTTGCAATCATCATAGGATCAAATGATATTAAGGACGTGCACAAAAACCTTATTGAAAACTCCACTATTATTAAATATGACGTAGATGGGGTGGAGCAATGGACGCAAAACAATTTAGTCTATACCGGTCAAATGTCCTTAAATTCTTCTTTCCCTATTGGCATTGAGCAGGTACAGGAAAAAGACGAAGAGGGCAACCCTAAGTACATAAACAAGGAGATCATGGGCGAGGTTGTTATTGTAGAGTACAGGACTCCCCGTTTGCAAGATGAGGTAAAGTCCCAAAGGGAACAGATCATTGGATTAAATGCACAGGTTGCTTATTTGCAGATGATTTCGGGCGTAGAAACGGAGGTAGTTCATGAGTAAGTTCGATAAAGTAAAGAGCTTTTATGATGGAAAGTTATGGTCCTTAGCCTGGGTGATGAACGCAGTAGATAAATGGATCACAGCAGACGAGTTTCAGGAGATAACCGGGGAAAAGTATGTAAAGAACAATGAGGTAAAATAATATGAATATACTTTACATTTGCTTGTTTTAGCATGGAGGACATACGTAAAAATATGACCTTGTGTGGTATACCTGTAAAACGTTTGTGGGAAAAGGTGAAAAATTCTTACAAAGTACACAGGCAAATTGCCAGACAAAGACTTAATCTGTCACAACTACACATTCACGGGCCTGGGACTATCCTGGGCCTTTTTAATTAGGGGAATTGGCACTGTAAAACTCGTAAAACATACGAAAAATGAAAAAACCAACTATTAGCTACGCATTTCATTGGGAGTATCCCAAAGATTGTGTAAACCTCCAAACTGATGTAAGATGATTACAACAGTTTGGAGGTTTTATAATGTCAAAGAGAACTCGTGACGAATCGCCACAAAAACAGGCTATGAGAGAAATGATGAAGGAATATCTAAAAAACAATGATGTCCAAGTCAAGAATGGTACTGATGTCAACTCTGTTATGAGGGATATGATATCTGTACTGCTGGAAGGTGTTCTGGACGAGGAACTGGATGAAGAATTAGGTTATTCAAAGTATGATTATCGAAATAAGGATACCGATAACAGCAGAAATGGACATTCTTCCAAAATCATGCATACCTCTTATGGTGATATGGAGGTGGCAATTCCTCGTGACCGAAATGGGGATTTTGAACCCCAGGTTATTAAAAAGTATCAAAATACGGTTACCCAAGATATGGAGGAAAAGATTATATCTATGTATGCCAAAGGCATGACCACTACAGATATCGAAAGTCATATGCGTGAGCTTTATAGCATTGATATCTCAGACAGCACTATCAGCCGGATCACGGACAAAATCCTGCACATTGTCCGTGAATGGCAGGAACGTCCTCTGGAAGAAATCTATGCGGTAGTCTTCATGGATGCCATTCATTATCATGTACGCCACGAAGGACGCATTGTAAAGCGGGCCGTTTACATTGCAATCGGTATTGACATGACCGGGCGTAAAGACGTCCTGGGAATGTATGTTGGTGAAAATGAAAGTGCAAAGTTCTGGCTATCCATTATGAACGGGCTAAAAAACCGCGGTGTCAAAGATATCTTAATTGCCTGCGTTGATGGCCTTACTGGTTTCCCTCAGGCAATCGAAGCAGTATTTCCGAAAGCAGAGGTGCAGCACTGTATCATTCATCAGATCCGCAATTCCACCAGATTTGTTTCCTACAAAGACATCAAGGTGCTTATGGCAGATTTAAAGAGGGTTTATGCAGCTCCTACAGAAGAAGCTGCTCTGTCTGCGTTGGAGGACTTCAGAAATAAATGGGATGGTAAATATCCTAAAATTTCGAAATCCTGGAATGACAACTGGATAACTCTGTCTACTTACTTTAAGTATCCTGAGCCGGTCCGTCGCCTGATCTACACAACCAATGCAATCGAGGGGTTCAATCGCCAACTGAGAAAAGTCACCAAAAGCAAGACGATATTCCCCTCCGATGACAGCCTGCTAAAGATGCTGTATCTGGCCACAATGGACATCACCAAAAAGTGGACAGGCCACCGACAGGACTGGGGAATTATCCATTCACAACTAGAGATATACTTTGAAGAACGCCTGGCTGGCTATTAATAAAACTGGCTTAAGTAAGCCAGTTTTATTGACATGCAAAGAAACAGCGTTATAATACAAACAAGGACAGAACCTTGAAATAATGGTTCTGTCCTCGCGTAACTATCAACATATCTTATATCAGTTTTTACAGTTTACACAAAACTTGAAACTCTCTCATTTCATTCTACGCTAATAGTTGGTCCTTCACTCTAATATTTAACAGTTTTCATTTACAGTATCCAATTAAATATTTATTTCTCTTTTTTCTTCATAGAATCAATCAAGTCATTTGCCTTCTCAGCAATATTCTCCTTAATATCCTCACCAATATGTGCAGCTTTTTCCTTAGCCTTTTCCATCTTTTCTCTGGCCTCGCCGGAAAGCTTTTGTAATTTACCGTCCAGCTCCAACTGCTCAGATTCGATGGATTTCCCAACACTTTCTTTCACACTACCTACGGCTTTATCTATTTTGCTTTTCACTGAGTTATTCAT